TCGCTCTCAAACGTCCGTGGAATTCGCTTCGCGATCAATCCGCTCAGTCGATCGATCAACTGGTCCTTGCTTAGTCCGTCGATCTTTGCGGTCAACACCTCGCGTCGGTCGATGTAGAGTCCCCCGACCTTGCCTCGGTGAATCTCGGCGGTAATCGCTGCGTTGATTTGACCTTGGTCCCTCGCCTCTTCCCGAAGGTCATGTAAAGCGGAAAGGTGACTTTCCATAGAAACCTTCTCTCGCTCTTCCTCTCGTATTTGCTGGTTAATGAGGTAGTTTCGGATGAGTGGGTTGTGGTTTAGTAACACACTTCCTTGTCTCTTGGCAGCGTTCCTGTTCTTCGTATATCCTGCTTTTACCGCTGCTTCTGTAGCGTTTTGACCTTTAATGTACTCCCTGACAAACTTCTTTTGTTTCGGGTTTAACTCTTGCCACCTCTTACCATCAGGGTCGAGCCAACCGTTACCATCTTCTGCAGGGATCATTGGCGTGTACTGTAGGTCTTTCATTCGGTAATTCCAGTGTGGATAGTTATGTTTTAAATATAATATATTTTATGAAAGTCTAAAAGTTTCCTCGTGTCCTTCTCTAAAATCTTTCTGATTCTTACTTATGAAACTAATATCTAATACATTTCTATTACTTTGTTCTTTTTCACAAGATCCACTGTCCTAGAGACTTTCAGCTTGATTCTATTACTTCTATTAGTTTATTAGTGAATTCTGTTTATTTTTTTCAAAAAACTTTTATTTTTTCCACAGAACAATAGCAATAATCTAATAGTCTAATTAGGGGCAAAAAAAGGGGCCTTTCGGCCCCTGTCAACGATCCTCGGTCCTACTTTACTAGCATAAGTTTGCGCAAGTCATCGTCGCTAAAGCTCTCGTCGACCCATCGTCGGACTTCGTAGTTAGTCACTGACCCTCCTTCATAAAGGTCGAACTTATAAAATCGTGGCGGTTCGTCCGGGAGGGTGGCTCTAAACAATAAGGTCGAACACGTTATTCCCCCGTTCATATCAAATTGGGTGAACTGTATTTCGTCGACGTTTTCGCTTAATTTAAGGGTGTCGCAAAATTCTTCGACATACGGGAATTCGAATCCATTTATCTCGTATATGTGGTCTTCCGGTAATTCAACCACTCCCCAGCAGTCTGGGTCTGACAAATCCCAGTTAATGTTATTGGTGTAGTGGTTAAGTAGTTCGGTTACTTGTACTCTTCTATTCATATCTTTCTCTCTTTCTAGTTAATGTTTAAAATCGGCGGCGCGGGCCGCCACCTTTTTAACTATAGCGGCGACTAAAGGGAAAGTAAAGCACTACGCCCATAAAAAAGCCCCCGACCCACTGTTAAGGGACAGGGGCCGAGGGCGGGGTTCCGAGTTTAGACAACGCAAAGGTCAAGGAGGGACGTTATCTAATCGCTGCGTCTCGGTCAACAGAACTATACCCTCCATGAAATATTTTCGTCATCGGGATCGTCGATAGTTGTGTCGACGAGGTAAGTATCATAAAACGCTTTGGCTTCGTCTTCAACCTCTTTGTCCTCTTCCCGCTGCCGTAGAAGTGCGGCAACTTCAGGAATAGTTTTTAGATAGTCTTGTTCATCCTTGCGCCACGTATCGGTTTCGTCGAGCCGATTGTCCACGATCCACGTTACTATATTTTCGACGCGTTGGTCGTGCTTCATCTGTAAAACTCGGGGGATCAAGTTCGCATATCCTTTTGAAGTTTTTAGCTTCGGGTTAAGCTGCGAGTACGTCCGAGCTAATGAGGCAATCTCGGGCCATTCTTCGAGAAACTTTTCCGTAGACTCGCTGTTATGCGTCATCAAGTAGCCATGCGCTTGTTCCATAAGTGAGATCACTTTATCTGTCAGATCTTCGGGAATGGCATACTTTGTTTCTTCAACATCGTCGCCTAAATATCGTCGAAACACTTTTGTCTTAAATTTCCAATCGTTCATTCTACTTTCTCCTTTATTATCATAAGTTTGCGCAAGTCGTACAAAGCTATCTGAACCTCTAATAACTTTACTGTCGCATCGGGTGAGGATAATTCCTCGGGGTTAAATTCTTGCTCGAGTTCATCAAGCAAGGCTTTAATCGCTCTGATCTCAGGGTTAGAGGTCATATTGTAGTTCCTCTAAAGCATTCGGGCCAGCGTTCATTTCGTGAAGCTGTTGTATGATATTGTCGTACTCGAAATCGGTGTACGCTTCGAAATTGATAATATCGTACTCGTCCCTCGTCCCGCATTCAGGGTCTGCGGGGTAGTAGTTAAATTCGACAACCACGTCACGCACCTCGGTACGGTCGTCTGGGTTACACTCGACTAATAGCGTTAGTTCCATAGTTCTTTCTCTCTTTCTAGTTAGTTTTTCGGCGGCGCGTTACCGCTACCTTTTATACTATAGCCCCCACTTTTACGAAAGTAAAGCACTAGGGGGGAGCCTACGAAGATCGTAGACTTTTTGTAAGTCGGACATTATTCGTCCTCCTGAACATTCTTGAAACAGATGCACAGTTCACTTTCTATACAAAAGTCATCGAATCCATCCATATATTGAAAGTCCACGTCAGTGTCTTTTATTGCTTTCCAAAGAATCTCGAACAGCTCGTTTTTAGTCATGTATCCTTCTCCTCGAAGTAAAAATCTATTAATTTAGAGTCGAACCACTCCGGGACATCACGCTCGGTCCACCGCATTTCAAACGCAGTCTCAGCTTTATGTATGTAGTATCGTCGGTACGCTTCAACACAATCCGAGCCTTTAAATGCATCGGGCATACATTGTGGTGGCGGGGTGATTTTTATATTAGGCATCATCTCGGGGATTTTATCTAGTGGCTTAAGTAATCGGGCGCTGGCGTGGACTTTTCCATAGCGGTAAGTGTACTCGTTGAGTAGAGCCATGAAATGGTGGTAGGTCCACGCATATTGTTGAGTAGAGTCGCCTACCCAGATTGTCATAGGGTGGTGTACGTGGGCGTTCTTATAAAGCTTAGTCGAAAGCTCCTCGGGCAAAGGGTCTTCCCACCGCCGATATGCCGTACAGAGCATCTGAGCGGTTTCTAGGCACATTTTCACAACGTGCTTATCACATTGCCATTGGGCCGCGTATTCGGGGCAGTCACTTATATAAAAGATATTCATGCTCGCAGCTCCTTTCGGCTCTGTTCTTTCATAATCCGCTCGAGTCGCTTTACTTTTCGGCGATCGGTAGTGGTCCACCAAGCATTCCAAGCTTTAATATACTTTGGAGTGTTCATGCTCGCAGCTCCTTTCTCATAATAGACATATCGTCTCGCACCCATGGCTCGCCATTCTTTATCACAGTAACCCCTTGATTTTGAGCAACGGCTAAACAATCCCCGCACAGCGTTAAAAAGAATCGTTCATCATCTACGGTCGTTTTTACCCAAACTGTATCGAGGGGAATACTACGATGAGTTTTCATTCCGGAAGGGCCAGTCTCTCCGAGCTGTTGACAACTATCGCAATATTCGTAATTACGCTCTTCAATCTCAAACGTCATTTCTTCGTCGTTCATCTGTCTCCTCCTTCGTCCAACTCGTGCATCTCTTCTACCATGATGCGGTTGATTAACTCATCCGCGATTTCGTTTAACCACTTTAATTTGGTGCGGCGACTGGGGTTTTCTGCTTCGTATTCCCAAATACCGTAAAAATCTTTTTCGTCTCCATCTTCAACAGAAACCTCTAGTTTGAATATCATTTACCTATTTCCTCTAAGTTTTCTCGAGATATCACTTGGTATGCCCCCTTATTGTAGGGTATCGACACAGTGTATTGAGAACTAATTTCCTGTCGGTAAGACTGGTCAGGCTTGGGGGCAGTACTCGCTGGAGTAGAGGCGACTGAGGGGTAGTCGTTCGGTCGGTAAGCTGTTGGCTTAGGTAAGCTGGTAAGCTCTTCGAACTTCGGAACACGCTTAGTTGTGCGTGGTAATTTCTTACGTTTCTTGCCGCTATAGTCGTGGCGTATCGAACCGTGTACGATCATATCTTTCTCCTTTCTCGTTAGCGCGTACTATATATAGGTTACGCCCCAGTACCGCGAAAGTAAAGCAGTACTGGGACAGCTACCATTATTTTTGACTAATACGGAAAATCCAAACACCGGGAGGTTCGTTCCACGGCTCCATACCGCGTTCTCTTCGCAGTACAAAAGACCTTTCAAGTTTTTTGCCTACGGTTTTCATTAAAACTCTAACTCGTTCCGTGTATTTACTTTCCATTTCTTTTTTCTCAAAAGACGGATTTTTCACACGACCAGATAATTCTCTAAATTCATCAAGATTTATAAAAACTGAATCACCTACGTCTAACGCTCTAATAGCGTCGAGAATTGGTTGATATTTTGAGCTACCTTTGTAATTCCTGCCAATCCACGGCTCTTGCTTAACAATTTCTAAATTCATTTCTTTCTCCGAAACAAAGGGGGCTTGCGCCCCCGTCGATTTAAATTAGCTTGATATATCCCTCTTCTACCAAGCGGCCTTTGTAATACGCCACGATGCGGCGCATCTGTTTTTCAGGATTCTTAGTATTTGGCATTGCGAGGTGGCCCTCTTTTACTGCCAGTCGTACTAACTCAAGAAGCTCAAAGTTTTTAGAATCAAAACTCGTGTCTTCTATATCCTGCATGGCTGTGATCATAGCAACAAACTGTGGAGTTTTTTGCTTAGTCTCACTGGCCAGTTTACCCGTGTACTCAAAGCGTTGCGCTCGGCTACTGCTTTTCTTGACAGGGGCGGGTATCGAAAGTTTTGCAACAGGAGCTGGGTTAGCTTTTGCTACAGTCTTTCGAGCGGTCGGCTTTTTCGTAGCAGCCGTAACTACTTTCTTTTTGGCTATCGCCATAGTACTTTCTCCTTACTGAGGTTCTACTTTCTAAGTTGTTTTTACTAACCAACAAAAACTACTTTACTACACACTAAACGGAAAGTAAAGCATTAACTTCTCATAGCTACCCATTAGATTGTTCTGCCTCCTTCAGCCGTTTTCTAATTGGCGCGGCCCACTGAGAAATAATTTCATCACTAGTTTCTGAGCCTCCGATACTATCAAGAACTGTGCTAGAAAAGCCACAGTCTTGATCGTACATTTTAAGCGCAATCATTTCTGATAAACGCTCTGAGCTTAAACTACCCTCCTTATCACGAAGGGTAGCCCAAAGTTCACTGGCAAAATCTCCATCAATTACAAGACAATTATGTAATCTTCTCACTTCACCCATGGTTACGCAGCCTCCGCATATTCAAGCGCCATTCGATAAGCCTTTTCCTTACGCTTAGAACCATCGCCGATTAACGAGTTGTACACCTTATTCTCGCCACCGCGCATATGATCTTCAACATAGGTTACTGCGTTTAGCGCACCCCACCAAGTTCCTGCTGAAGATTTTAGCAAGGCTCCGGGAGCACGTTCTAAGGCTTCGACAACGTTGCGCGTCGTGCGGTTAAATTCGTCGATTAAAGGCCCTTCTTCACCAACCTTGCGGCCCTCGGCCCTAAGCTCATCGTTTTTAACACGCTGGGCGATAACGTCTGGTTGGTAGATACGGCCAATAAACTCAAGCACGTTCGAATGTTGCGCTTTCTTCTTAGCGAGGAACTCGGCAGACTCTTTAAACAGCTTGCTGGTATCGTTAGCTAATCCGAGGGTCTCAGCAGCTTGTTGCGCCATGTCTGCATTAAACTCTCTAATGTGCGACATACTGAACTGTGCTTTGCCGTTAGAAAAGGCTAGTTGAAGGGTGTTGTTACAAACAACTCTTATTTGCGTGTAGCGGGCGGTTAACGCATGCCCCGCTTCATGAGGCTGATGTAACAATAAATAGCCGCCAATCTGATCTTCTCCGGGAAGTTCAAACGTATCGGCTAGTTTCGCAAGTGCCCAGATACTTTTACCGCCGCGTAAACTACCAGCAGTTTCCATTGTCATCTGTGCTGCGGTAGTGAAGTCAGAAAAGAACTGGAAGATCTTCTCATTTTGTACGGGTAAGTATTTAGGGCCGCAATGGGACAATATTGAGTTGTCCGTATCGCGCACAATAAAGAAGCTACTAGGCGTTTGCATAAGCTCCATACCGTCTTCGCCATACTCGGGGGTGGTTATCGTGTAACCGGGACGTTTACTAACCGTCCAATCAAGTTGTGCTGCAATCATCATCTCTTGTGGAGTGAGGTTGGGGTCCACTTTAACACCTTCGCGATGCCAAGGAACCTCTCCGGTCCACGCCATACTTTCTACTGCTGCAACCATTTCGTTCTCCTTTCTAGGTTTTTTGGTAAACGCGGTGTGCGCTACCTATTACCTACTTTAGCGGGCACTAAAGCGAAAGTAAAGCAGTACTAACAGCGCCCGAGTAAAAGCCCATAGCCGCGAGAATCCCTTGCCAATTAAAAGGTGCGTCTGTCGAAAACTCGGGTTCGCTCTTCCATGTGAATGTATCGAAGTACTCCACATCGGCAGGAATCTTATATACCTTAATCGTTTTATCTTTCTTAGCGAGAACGTAACACTCACCGCCATGCAGAACTCGATTGTAGAGCCATGACTTCTGCATAGGACGTAGACCGATTTGATTACCACGGACTACTTTCAGCTCAACCCAGATTTCTCGACCACGATAACAGCCATTAACATCAGGAATACCGGAAGCAGTTCCACCAGACTCGATCCGTTGCCAATGGATATTGGTAGAGTTATCCCGCAGTTGCTTCCAAAGTAGGCTTTCTTTTGGCATAGTTTCTTCCTAAGAGTAGAGTGAACTTATGGTTGTTTTTAGCAATTTTGATGTCGAAGTTCTGCTCAAGGTGCGACCTGAACAACTCTTTGCGAATAGCTAGAGACATAGAGTCGTTTTCTGTGCGATCTTCGCCAATCGTGTCCCAAAGTTCTTTCGCTTTTTGTCCTCCCGAGTAGTAGTCTCCCTCACCTACCTTGCATCGAATCACAATCTGTGAAACCCTTTGGCGAGTGATCCCGTACTTTTCACCAAGATCTTGTAGAGTGATATCTGAAGATAAATACTCATTGTAAATTTTTAAGTAGAGTTCCTGTTGCTCTAGTTTTCGTAAAACCTCTATTCCTGATGTCATTCTTCAGCATCTCCCCATGTATTACCAAATTCTGCGTCTACGACTAATGGAACAGCTAAGTCAACACAGTTTACCATTTTATCCACAACCATCTTCGACTCCTCCTCGCTAGAGATAGAGTAGTCAAGCTCATCGTGAATCTGTATGTGAGGTACATAGCCCTCTTTCCAAAGGTCGAGCATCGCTAACTTTGTCATATCTGCGGCTGAACCTTGAATTAGTCGGTTTAAGGCTTTGTATGTGTAGGAACGTTTAACGGTTCCATATTTTTCTATAGCCTCTTCTTCAGGTAACGGGATGCTATTGCCATTAGTAGATTCCCAATAGTCAAATCTACAATGTCTGCCTCCGAGTGTCGTGATATAGCCTCTCTCGTTAGCTATCCGAGTGCACTGAGCTTGTAATGCTTTAATGAAAGGAACCCTGTCGTGGTATTTGTTTAGTAGAATGTTAGCCTCGTCAGGTTCTAGTCCAAGCTCGTTAATCAACTTAGTCTGTCCCATCCCGTAGGTTAATCCGAGGTTGATATTCTTCGCTTGCTTACGAGGTATACCAGCCATATCCGCTACGATCTGATGGAAATCTGCCCCGTCCTCCGAGTAAGCCTTTACCGCGTCCTTAGAGCCGCGTAGAGCGAGCTGAGAGGCGTAATGTACCGTAAGCCTAGGCTCTTGTTGCGAGTAGTCGAAAACTCCCCATTTAGCTCCGTCTTCCGGGATAAATAAGGATCGAATTAACTTGCCGAGTTCAGGGTCTCTAGCAGGAACCTGTTGTAGATTAGGATTGGTATAACTAAACCGACCGCTAACTGTACCACCTCCGTCGTTGCGTAATGGGTGGGCTTCCGCGTGGATACGACCATTAACAGTATGCCCTAGGATCATCTTTTCAATGAATGTAGTCCGAGCTTTATTAATCTTGCGTAACTTGACAATCGTCTGCGGGAGTTCATGCTCATGAGCTTCAAGCCAAGGAGCTTGGAAACTTGCCATACCTTTTTCGGTCTTAGGGAACCAAAGATTGTTCTCTTTAAATGCTTTTTCTATCGAGGCGTTAGCCCAGATTTCTACAGTAGTTCCAAACTTACGTTTAAACTGTACAAGCATTTGTTGCTCACGTTTAGACAACTCTTCACAAACCTCTTCAGCTCGATTTGTATCAATGCGAACACCTCGCCAGCGCATTTCTAAAAGTAGTGGGATAAGGTCGCACTCCATCTGAAATACTTTTTGTAAACCTTGATCTTTTATTTGACCAGACAGCTTATCCCAGAGTTTTAATGTCAAAACCGCATCTTGCTCCGCGTAAGGACCAACGTATCGAGCAGGAAGCTGATGTAAACCAGATTTAGCGTTTACCCCCCAGACTTGAGCAGCTTCTTGCAACAAGGATTCATCCTTAACCTCATCACAATAATCTTTGCCTAAATTGTTAAGCGAATACGAACGACGGTTTTCATCGAGCAGAGGAGCCGCGAACATCGTATCGTATATTTGGCTTTTTACTTCCACACCCTCACGCTTTAGCCAACCAGCGTCATATAGTGCGTTATGAAAAATTAATGGGCCTTTATGGTTTTCAACAGTACGCTTCATCCAACGAAGAACAACATCCTCGTCTAAATTACCGCCGCCAGTATGTCTGATGGGCAAATATCCTGACCATTTATTAGAGGCGATTGCAATACCTACGATATGCCCATCGCCTGTTGCCCATCCCGGACCTCGTTGCAGTAACGAAGGGTCGTAAGTTTCTAGGTCGATTGCTAAAGTATCAGTCGGATCGAACTTAGGTAATACGTCAGGGGCATTCCATGTGCTATCTGGTGTGAATAAGGGCAGCTGATTACTCATCTTTTTTCCACTCTATAGCCTCTAAGGGTTTATCTCCGTGGCGCACGAACTGTTCAACAAGAAGTAGATATCTGCGTAAATCTCCAATATCGTCGAGTAAACCATCTTCTCCATCGTACTTTTCGCAAGCCTCAAAAATATCCCAGTTAACGGATTTAGACTGTTGCTCGATACGATCAAATTTACGAGCTAACATCATAAAAGCCCCTGTACCTCCGCGTCTTCGCCAAGAATCCCCGTAAGATTTTTCTGCTGCGATTAATTGAGTTAAATCTTTCTGTGCGATATCTCGCATCTGTTCCCATTTATTACCCATGTTTTTTCTCGTAGGCTGTTCTTCGTTTTTCGATCCAGTTGGTACAGGCGACTTTCCAATCGTTTGCCTTAATTTCTGAAAGGTATCTGTCAGCGTCGGCATAGTTTCGCTCCTTATGTGCGACGAATGCTTTAACCATAGGCTTCAATACTTCGTTGAAGAAATGGTTTTCATATTCAGGAAATTTAAGAGTGCTAGTGTCTAATACACCCGAGATATTTTTAATAAAATTTTCGCACTCAAATGGGAAAGTCTTAGGGTTTGAAACCAAAGGGTAGACTTCAGGATATTTATGCGTAGGGAACAGCCCAGCCTTATGCTTAATTGAATCCCAGCCTTTATTTTCATAAACATGAAAACTGTCGCTAACCTGATAATAAGCTCCCATTCGAACATCTAAAGCAGCGGCTATATACTCTTGCAGGATAGACATGTGTACCGCATTGGCACCGTAAGCCCCCCAAATCATGTCATTAGAACGATTACAAACAGTCATTTGCAGCTTGCCACTTCTAACCTTAAAAAAGATTTGAGTGTTACACGGAACATCTTTGCTCGGACTGTCTAGGTCATGAACACAATCCCACATTTGTAAAACTGCCCGACGACTTTCTGGGTCTCGTTCTAATAATTCAATAATCATTTGAATTTGATCGAAACCAAACTTATTAATCCAGCGATATCCGTAAGCTCCGTTCAGATTTTCACCATCATCAGAGAAGTTAGACATTCCTGAATTAAAATAAGTTAGTGGATGTAGCTCCCGATTGCCTGCTAACATCCAAATAGATTCGATAAGATGGAAGAAAGGGTTAGCGTCTCGATCCTTATCAAATAAAACTCGTTCCCACGGATGTAGATATACAGTAACTACAGGTTCGTTTGATTCTAGTGTTGAACCGTTGCGGCTCATCTGTTTTCTAAAATTACTTTTAATCGTAAACAACTCAATACCTCTATAGAATGCATCGTTTACGTTTCTAACTTTAATAACCCTCATATATACTCTCTATTTGTTGTCTAATGATGAAGTCAATTTCAAACTTCTTTAGTTGTGTTCGATGGACAATGTGCGTTAGCGCATCTTCATAGCTACTCGGCATCTTTCTGTTATGCCAAGAAAACTCTAAAAATCTTCGATAATGCTCAAGTACTTCTTCGGTATGTTCTTCTGATATAGCTAAACAATGTTCTTTTAATCGGCCCATATACTTTCTCCTCTTTCTAAATCCTCAATTAAAGGACGGTTCCTTTCCTTATAGTTATAGACGCTTCGAGTACGTCCCTCCTTGTTGCTTATGCGAGAATATTTATCAAACTCACATAAGCCTCCTTCTATCTCCCGCATTTCAAACGGTCGATCAGAATACTCTAGGTTTAATGCTTCGTTACAGATCCAATAAAGTTCCTGCATCTCTGCGTTCCAATCGTGTGATCTTCGACAGAACTCCAGCGGTCTGCCCGTAAGACGGTTAAGTCCTCTCATCGCTCCGGGACCAGCATTAGCCCAAGTTTTTATATCGGTGGCGTTATTTAACAAATAGGTGTGCCGAAGATCGGTAACGATCTCGTAAGAAACAAACGGGCCAATGTACGGGTACTGAAGTAAAAACTGCCAAGCCTCCTGTAAAGTTGTCATCTGCTCTAGCTGTTTGACTAACTCTTCGCGGTGATACCAAATATGAGAAACACATTCAGCAACACCTGTTACTTTATTCATGCGATTAGGAGTCTTAACGATATAAGCCCCCGTCACCCATTTCGGTTGTTTACTAACCTCTCGGATAGCTTTCTCACGATCCCATTCAAGATGTAGATTATTATCGAGAAGTGTCCTACCTGTTTCGATTAAATTAAAAAACCTAAAGATAATCGTAGCCATTGCAACGTCTGGACTGTTCTTTAGTGGGTCACGAATATGTGTCCGAAACCAACGCGTCGTGCGATCATCTTCTCGAAACACTTGACAGAATTTAAATTCTTTAAGTATTGGGTCTTCTGACCATGGCGGCTCTTGTTTTAGTTCTTCTTTCTTATGTCTAATTCTTTCTCGTTCTTCTATCCAATAGAGATAGGTATCTACGCGCTCGGGTAGAAACTGCATAAGACTACTCCGGTTTTCGTAAAATCCATGCACAGTTGTTAGAGGCTTGGGGGAAGAAAACTGCGGCGACCATTCTTAAAAACTGTCGGCCATATCGATTACTAAGCATCTCGAATTGTTTCGGACTCCAACTAGGGAAACCGAAGTCGTTGATCTCATGATTACGCATCGCTTTCCGTAACTTAGGAAGCTGTATAAATGTTCCGACAACCGACTGAAGTTCCCAGCGTTTCTCCAACTCAGTTTTAAGCTCCTCAAACCCCCACTCGTAAACATGATCCTCGGGTAACTTATCGTTCGACCCGTCATGGTTAGGTGTTGTGAAATAGAGTAAACCTCCGGGCTTAGTCACTCGATCTACCTCGTCAAGCCAAGCGGGTACAAACTCAGGTTTCATATGCTCGATAACTTCGGTAGACCAACAAAAGTGTTTCGAGGCATCGGGTACGTCTAAAATCGGATTTACCGTTAGATCTTGAACGGTAATCGTTGCGTTAAAATTCTTTAGCCATTGCGAGTCGTTTATATCACCGCCGCCGTTCGACCACCAAGGTATTTCTCGCAACACCGCTGGATCAATATCAAATCCATGGTAGCTAGAAATTACGTCTGATTTTTTAACAGTGTAGGCTTTATACAAATTTCGTAGAACCCACAGCTCACCGCAGCCTATTTCTAAAACATCTAGTGGTTGGGCTAACTCAATAGATTCTTCAATACATAATGAAGAGATCTTATCGAACCGACTAATATGCGTTAGCTCGTCCGGTCGCCAGTTAGCTAAAACCCCAGCCCCTGCAATATCCATCCGAGTGTTCTTACTATCGTTCTCGTTTATTGTCAGATTCTTCCTAATAGAAGCCATCTCTTTCTCCTTTATTAAACTAATAAAAATTATACTTTAGGCCCTTTACCAAAGTAAAGGAGTTTATATTGGGAAGTACTTGGTCGAGCGAGGCTCGATAAGATACAAATTTTCTTTAGCGCGAGTTAACCCAACATAAAATACCCGCGATTCATCGTCTGGATTTTTCTGGTAAGAGTTATAGACTCTTGTCGAAAGATCTGTCATTAAAATTACATTTGTCGCTTCACCACCTTTAGCAGCATGGATCGTCGATAAACGAATACGAGGTTCTTTTGTGATCTTTTCTCCGCGTCGAAGCATTGCCTGAATGTAGCTACGCTCACGAACAGACATTCCGTTAAAAACATCGTACCAATGTTCCGCAGGAATACTTGGTATATGGTTTTTCGTATCTTTTAGCGTGATAAAGCTGTCAAAGTCTAAACTGGACAGGGAGTTGGGTACACGAATATTCATGTAAGCTAAGAGATTGATAAGCTCCGTGACAAGAATACGTCCCCCGCTTCTTATCGTTTCCCAATCTTTAACAGACTTAACTTTTTTCTCAGAGATACTGGCTCGATTTTTATTTTTAAAGAACCAACCTTCTGATCGACAGTAGTTTTCGACACCTTCTAAAAGGTAATTTGTCCTAGCTAAAACTAACCAGTCACCTTCCGACATGTCGATAGATTCATAAGACGCTTCCCATCGAACTTGACCAGCTTCCTTTCGAGGTTCCCATTTCTTTCGAACTCGAGAGGCAACTTGCCCGATACACCGCTCGGCAAGGTTGTGTATAGATTTAGGAATCCGATACGATTGTTTAAGAACCATCGCATTTTTTGAATTACTAATTAAATATTCAACGTCTGCCCCAGCCCAACGATAAATCGCTTGGTCATCATCTCCAGCGATATAGATTTTATCAGCGTGGTCGCAAAGTTTACGAACCACCGCCCACTGTAACGGAGATAAATCTTGAGCTTCGTCAACAAACATTACGTCGAGCTTAGGAGCATGTCCTCGTTTTAAAAACATCTCTAGCATGTCTGTGTAATCGAGCAGCACTCGGTCACGTTTAAATAAATTTAATCCTCGAGAAAATCTCTCTAGCTCGAACCAACCTACAACATCGTCGACTTCCTGCCATTGCTGTGCTAGTGAAACTTGTCGCATGCGAGCAAGGTTTTCTATAAACAGTAAACGATCATCTTTAGATACACTCAAGATATTCCCGTCTTCGGTATTTACCGAACCAGTTAACCTTAAATTAAGTTTGTCGTTTAAGTCTCGAAAGTCTTGTGCTCCAAGTACCGATTCTTTCGATAATCCTAACTGTAAGAAACAAAGTGAATGCAGCGTTCTAAAATACGGCAGCTGTTTTTGACTAATTTCAAATCGCTCTAATGCCCGAGTTTTTCCTTCCTTTACGGCTTGTTTTGTGAATGTAAAAAACCCTATGCGTTCAGGTTGAGTACCCTTCTCGAGTTCTTCTTCGAGCAACCCTAAAAGGGTACTAGTTTTACCTGTGCCCGGAGGTCCCAGTATAACTTGTGCCCTAGCCGTTAAGGTCATAGTGGACTCTCGTTAAACTCAGGAAGCTCATGGCTTTCGTTTTGCACCTGAAACTCAGGAATGTGCCAAACATTCACACCTTTGCCTTTTATATTAAAAAAGTAAGCCTCTCCTTTCATATCTCGTAATCGAGCAGTTAGTTTGCTTCGATGGTAATCTCTAAAGTTTTTACGATGTAAAAAATCCATAAGATCCGCTAACCGAAAATATGTCCTGCCCTTATCGCTCCAAGGTTTGCCAAGTAGTAACTCATCTTTTTCTCTAGCGGGCCGCTCAGTACAAAACGTTTCTAACAGCTCACTAAAATGTCCTTCTGTCGAAGAATCTTTCGGCACCTCTATAACAGTTAACTTATCCAGTAGTTGTTGGATAACTTGTCGCCATACGTTATCCCGTACTTTCGGGGGAATAGTATTTAGCATATCCATACATTTACGCTGAAACTTAGTTTGATTCAAAAGTTCTTCGGTCTCTAACTCAAGGCGACCACCTTCTACGTCAAGAAACCATATTGGTGGATCGCTATTCTGTTTAGTTAAGTTACTAAACAAAGGAGTACCGCCTGAAGCTCCAACACCAAACTTTCTAGTTCTGCAAAGAGGACTATTACAATGGCTTGCGATTGGCTGGTCGTTACAGCGATAAAAATAATCTTTTCGCTGCACCTGTTTTGTAATCGTAAGTACTTCCTGCGCTCCTAACGGAGGCTGCATATACTCATGGTTTACTTGCTCGATACGTTTTTCCCAATCATCTGCATACTTTTTGCGTAAGAAAACCCCTAGATTAAATAAACCTGAGTTTCTCATTCCTTTCGGAAAACCCTGAGCGATCAAATGATCTAAACAAGGTGGGGCGTGTTCTAACCAGTCGATATTTTTAACCGCTGGAGCCGTATCCAGTTGTGTTAACTCTTCTTCAGTTAACGTAATCGTATCGAGATATTCTAAAAATTCCTCCGGGGTAAAGGTCCTCCCTGATGGACTAAACCCATACCTTGTTGAATCTTCACCTCCGAAGTATGGCATGTTTAACGTGCTTCCACGATCTCCTCTTTCTAACAATAGTTTAGTTTGTTTCGGAAAAATCTCAGCTGTTCCGAATCCGATTGACGCGGCTACCTGACGCAGCTTTTTCTGCATAAGATATGCAGGAACTGGGTCAAAGACAAACAAAAATAAATGTGCTCCACCACTTTTAGATCGACAGACAACTAAAGGCAACTTAAACTTTTTTAGCTTTTTAGCTAAACCCTTGAGATCGAGGGGGTACTCATCAATATCGATGGCCCCCCAAACACAGGAATTGTTTTCATCAATAGCAACAATACCTATACTCTGTTTACCGTCAAGATGTTGACGCCACAAATCTTTTAACTGTTCTTTCGTAAGAGTCTTAGATATTGTGACGTTTGTTCCTTTAGCTTTCCCGTCTTCTCTTGTCTCACTCGATGGTGTGAATACACTATATGCGTGTCGTAGGCCAGCGAACTTTTGTGCAAATTGTTCTTCTAGCGACATTTCTCACCTTTCTATTAAAACGGGATATCTTCTCCAGACTCTTCGTCCACCGCAGCTTCTTGTTTGACTGTTACAGCACCGGAACGAGCAGCTGTCATAAAGTCTCGCGCCATTCTAGCTAACTCAAGAGGCGTAGCTTTCTCTTTCTCTGCGGTAAATCCATACCAACTCCCTAGGTCGTTAGATTGCTCTACCGTTTTTACACGGTAAATATTAGCGAACATAGGTGCTAGAACAGTTTCACCTGCTGAGTTTTTTACTCTCGAAGTTCGAAGCATAGAGTTCCAACGTCGAGAAAAACTTAGCTGGCTAGAGGTGAAACTTAATAAGACTTCTTGTGGTTCTAGCTCATTATTAACAATCAGTGCAAAGTACTGAGCCGTTTCTTGTATTTCATTACCATTATTTAAAATGTACTTTTTCTTCTCGTTTTGAACCGCACTTTTTAAGATATCAGCTGTGTGATCAGAGTTTACAATACCGCCTCCTGCGTCTCGCGGAACCCATTCGATATACTTTTTAGTGTAAGCACAAGGAATAACAAGAATACCCTCATCACCGTCATACAACTCATTCGTGACGGTATTAAAAAGCATCCCTTGAGCAGCTCCCTCAACATATTTACCGTTATTTTTCTTTAACTGGGGGGAACCAGATTGCAACACACGGATAAACGGAATCGCATAATCCTCGGAACTAGTATCCTCCAAACCTGTTCCGCTAGACAATAAGTCGTCGTCTAAAACTAAAACTTCACCAACGTTCGCTTTCGCTACTTCTTTTGACATGATTTACTTCCTCTTCTTTTCTATTTTTGAGCGGGAACCTACATATATCCCGAATGTTTCGGAAGGTATATCCTTCCCTGCAGTAAGTTGTTCCTTCACAAACGCTTTAAGCGTTGAAGGATGTACTCCCTGTTTTACCTCTGGACTTAGACCAAGCTGCTTTAACTTTTCTACAGTGTCGTTAGCTTTTTGATCCTCATCCCTACCGAAGCTAAGGTTTACTTGGTTTTTAATTAAACCACCATGACCGTTGTTTTTTAACCAAGAAAATGCTTCTTCTCTATTTGCTTCGGAAATAGACGCTTGAAAGAAAGGACTAACAGATATTTTGTAACCTGTCGCAGTTACAAATTCCATTAAGTTAGCGGATTGCATAGCTTCTGGTAATTTAACCTCTGCCACATGTCTTAGTTCTTTCTTCTTTTCTTTTAGCTGTTCTTCTAAGGCTTCAAGTTCGTTTTGTAGCTGAACTTGCTCTTGTGCGATATCCGAAATAGAAGATATTTCTTTATCGTTTAAAGTTTCTTGCCATTCAGAAACAGTGGTAGATCCAGTCAACTCTTCAAAAGAGAGTTCTTTATCTTCAGACATTAAGTTCTCCTAAGTCTTCCGGTTCAGATGCAGTTTTAGAATAAAGCTCTAAAGAAACCGCGTAATAGTCTCTCGACTGGCGATCCCATTTAAGGACTTTAAACCTTCCTGAGTTTACTGCGGCGGCTACTGCACAGCAGAGGCCGATGGATGCGGGGTCGCCCATTAACAACAAGTAATCCTCGTCGCTAAAATTAGACAACACCCGTTTGACGGTTCTCACCGCCGGGGCTGTTGTAAGCATTAGGTTGGTTTTGCTCGGAAGCACAACCTCTAATGTCCCATATTTAGAAGCTGTTAGAACGTTACGGCCCTCAACTTCCTGTACCACATAGACAGTCATATCTTTCTCCTTTATAAGGGTTTATTACTTTAGTAAACCTTCTTTGCAAAGTAAAGTACTTTTTACTGCCGAACGCTATTAAAGTTATCGCTATTGTTCTCTGTAAAAAATAAAAGTTTTTTGAAAAAAATAAACAGAATTTACTAATAGAGTAATATTTCTAATAGATTATACACTAACTCCTCTAAATAGAAAGGAAAATTCTTTGTAACAAAAGTAATAGAAAAATATTAGATATTAGATTTTTAAGAAGGACAGGAGGAAAGTTCTTTAAAATCATATAAAATATTATTATTAGATATTAAACTATACGCAGAAATTAGAAAGGATTAAGTATGAAATATGAGTTTAAAACGACTCCGTATGCGCATCAAACAACGGCATTGATTAAGTCTTGGAACAGACGAGAGTATGCGTACTTCATGGAAATGGGTACTGGTAAGTCTAAAGTTCTCGTAGATAACATGGCAATACTGTATGGTAAAGGAGCAATCAACGCTGCTTTAATCATCGCTCCGAAAGGCGTTTACCGTAACTGGTCAGAACGAGAGATCTCTACGCATCTACCAGACTGCATAGCGACTAGGATAGGTGTTTGGTCAGCTTCTCCTAAGAAAAAAGAAAAGGATGCAATACTAAGTTTATTTGATATAACAGAAGAGCTAAAGATTTTAGTTATGAATGTCGAAGCCTTTAGTACCAAAAAAGGCGTAGCTTGTGCCGAAAAGTTCTTAGAGCTGCATAAAGCTCTGTTAGCTGTAGACGAATCTACTACGATTAAGAATCCGAAGGCTGCAAGAACCAAGGCCCTCGTGAAGTTATCTAAGAAAGCTGCTTATCGTAGGATTTTAACGGGGTTCCCAATTACCCAATCTCCTATGGATATTTACAGTCAGCTAGAAGTACTAAACCCTAACCTCCTTGGCTTCAGCTCGTTTTATTCTTTCCAAAATCATTTCGGGCAAGTGATTAATCGATCGTTTGGCGGTAGAAAGTTTAAACAAGTAGTCGGATATAAAAACTTAGATGAATTAAACCGACGAATCGAACCGTTCTCGTACCGTGTGTTAAAGAAAGATTGCCTAGATCTACCTAATAAGATTTACCAGCGGCGAGATGTCGAGATGACTGCAGAACAAAAATCGTACTACGAACAAATTAAAGAGAATGCGATAGCGTTACTGTCTTCGACCGAACAGGTCACTGTTAATAATGTTCTCACACAGATACTACGACTTCACCAGATAACCTGTGGTTTTGTTAAAACTGACGAAGGTGTTGAGATTGAAATAAACAATAACCGTATGGACGAGTTGATCAACATATTAGCTGAAATGCAGGGTAAAGTTATTATCTGGGCTAACTACCGGCACAATATTAGAGAGATTGTAGAAACGATTTCAGGTTTAGCTGGGGCTGATTCAGTGGCTAGTTATTACGGGGATACCTCTGATGAAGAACGAGAGAGCGTTATAACTAGGTTTCAAGACCCAGACTCACCGCTACAATATTTTGTAGGCAATACTCAGACCGGAGGCTACGGCATTACTTTGACGCAAAGCCAGAACGTTATTTATTATTCTAACAATTTTGATTTAGAAAAACGTTTGCAATCTGAAGACAGAGCACACCGGATAGGCCAGACCAACAGAGTTACCTACGTTGATCTGGTTTCTAAAAACACCGTTGATGAAAAGATCGTGAAAGCACTTCGGAACAAATTAAATCTTGCTCAAGAAGTACTTGGCGACGAGAAGTGGAAGGATTGGATCCTTTAACCCATCATCGAACCACTTTCACCTAAGATTGCCGCAATGCGATCCATATCGGCTTCACCGCCGCCGTTTTCACCACCAGACTGTTGCATTAACAAGTCTTTAGCTTGATCTAGCAGTGCAATAGCTTGTCTAGGCTCGCCACCCGCAACCTCACTAGCTGCCATCGCAATACCAACAACAAGATCTTGTTCACCGGGGCCTTCATCTTCTGCATCACCCATACCCATACCCATACCCATACCCATAGGTGCGTTACCCATTGGAGGCATGGAGGGTGCCCCGCCGCCCATAGGTGGAGGAGCCGAGGGCATAGGAGCACTTGCTCCCATTGGAGGACGAGGAGCACCGCTCGGTAAACTAGTGATTCCACCAGCGGCAGGAGCGCCGCCGCCCATCTGAGGACGCAGAGGCATTGAAGGCAATGTTCTTTCAGCTTGTTGCCTAAGCATATCTGGTCGATTAGGTACACCTCCACCTATAGTGGGGGAAGGTCCAGAAGGCATACGAGCAGGTCTTTGTGGTGGTTGGGGCATCATCGGTTGTATCTCCTTACGTTTGGTCTAAACGCCTCTTGAAAAGGCGCGACATTAGTTTGGTAATCAACAAGACTGCCGATACCTTGGTTATTATTATCCATCATTTGGTTCATTGACATACTAAGAAAATCTTGAACTTGTCCTCCATCGTAATAACGTCTTTGACGTTCAGCTTCAAACTCTTGAGGTTGGATCGGATCAGGGCCTTCTTCAGGGGGAGGACCATAATACGGATAAGGATAGTTATACTGAGGATTATACATCGGATTTACAGGTTCTCCTCGCCGAGGGCGGTTTAATGGTTGCGTTAATGCAGTAAGCCCTGTTAATGGAGCAGGAGGCCCCGGACGAGTATACGGGTCATAACCTCCTTGGTAATTTCTAGCAGGAATTTGATTACCTAAAAAGCCTATTCCGTACTGAGATTGAGGTATGTTTGGATCAGGGTAGGTTCGACCTTCGGTTGGATCTGGGGTTAGGTCGTCTCCACCGCCGCCACCGCCGCCACCGCCGCCACCGCCGCCGGGTCCACCACCACCAGGACCACCACCGCCACCGGGTCCACCACCGCCGGGCCCACCACCGCCGGGCCCACCGCCACCGCCGGGTCCACCACCATCAGGACCACCACCGCCGGGTCCACCATTATCTACACCACCGCCACCGCCGGGTCCACCGCCACCGGGTCCACTACCCCCTGTTGTTGTACCATCAGGACCGGGTCCACCGCCAGTAGTCCCAGTTCCTGCATCGGGGTCATAATAATCGCCAACCCCAGTTCCATCGGGTCCACCGTAACCACCACCACCAGTAGTGCCGCCACCGCCAGTAGTGCCGCCATCACCAGTAGTGCCGCCACCGGGTACGTCTCGTAAATCAACGGTTCCAGTTTCAGGGTCATAACCAGTTTCATTTATAAAGTCGGTTAATTGCTGGGTAACGTTTTCTAATTGAACTGAAAGAGCGTCTACTTCATATTGATTATCGGCAGCATTTAATTGGTCTTTTAGGTCTTCTTGACGATCTAATAAATCTTCATAATCATTTTGAATCTGGCTTACAAAATTTGTAAACGCACTGTCTATTTCTTCGGTTGTATAGTATCCTTCAAGAGCTTCCGCTAAATCGTCTTTAGTTGTGTACGATTCTAAAATACCTAAAAATTCTTCGGTTGTTGCGTTTTTCGCAGCATCAATCGCTGCAGTATATGCTTCAGTTACATCTGCAATATCTTGATTGTGTAAAACAGTTAAGTCATCTAAAGCAGTTTGTAAAGCAGGAATATCTGTTTCTAACTGTTCATTTATAATTCTAATTTCTTCTTCATGTTGAAGTTTAAGATCAGACAACTGCCCTTGGAAAGTTTCATCAATTAAAGTTAATCTTCCACTAAGTGTCTCGAGATCTGTTTCTACCCCACCAAGCCCTGTTTCCAAAGCTGTCTCTAAATCGGTAAGGTCAACCCCTAGGCCCTCTATCGCGGTATCTCGAAGATCTAATAATTCATCGATTTCCGCATCCGTATAACCAGAAGCAGCTGCAATATCTTCAACATCCGCAACAGTTATCGTTGGGTTATTTTCAATAATTGTTTTTACATCGTCGGTGGTTAGTGTTGGATTGTTTCGAATTACTTCAAGAACGTCATCTTTTGTTAAAAGCCCAGCGATTTGTTCAGCTGTTACATAATTATTATCAGTTAAATACTTAGCAACTACTGAAGCAATTTGTGGTTTAGTACGAGGTTTGGGTAAGCCTTCAGCTAATTCATTAAATAAGGTTTCAAAATCACCCGATGTCACATAGTCAGAAAGATCTATTTCACCTATGCTGTCTAGTTTATCTATAATAACTTGGTCAACTTCATCTGCTGTTATAAAATCAGTTACATCTGCATCAGTTAAAAATTCTTCAACGTTAGGAAGTTGATCTTCAGTGACGTAATTGTTTTCAGTTAGATAATTACCAATAGCTGTATTAATATCTTCAGTAGTTGTTCCAACAGGAAATTCAATATCATCAATCGCCGCTTGAATTTGACCAGCTACGTCTGGAAATAATGCTTCAATTTCTTCATTAGTTCTAAAAATATCTGTTGGAAATTCGATATTTTCAATAGCTTGTTGAACGAAATCCATAACAGCCGGGTCAAGCATTCGACCATTTTCAACCCCTAGTTGCTGTATAAATTCTTCAGGCGTATATTCCCTAGTTGCAGCGTCTCCAGTAAATCCAAAAGCACTTATGTCATTAATAAAAGTATTAGTTTCAGGGTTATAAGCAACAGTTAGACCAAACTCTTGAGCACCTCGGCTATTATTGTACAAATCTTCTAATTGTTGAGGCGTATAAACATTATTAGCCATAGTTATATTCTCAGTGATCCCTGTGTTTTGTACTGGAGTTTCTTCGATTTCTTCAAAAGTTTCTACTGCACCTGTAGCAGGATCTTGAGTTGACTGAATAATTTCAGAAATCGGAGTGGTGTATGTTTCTAAATTTTGTGCAAGATTTTGTGCTAAAGGGTATTGAAGTTGTTCGTTTTGATCGATAACCTGTAAAGCTAGATCAAACGGATTAAAATCTGCTCCAGCAGCTGTAAGATCTGCATTAAACCGATCAGCATGGTATTGTTGATTATGGGAAATTAGCTGTCCAATAGCTATGTCGTAAGGTATTTTTGCGTAGGTTGCTGTTGATAAATATCCATACAGTGCTTCAGGATCTGTTAAATCAAAGTATCGATTAGGTAAGTTTTTTACAGCTTCAGCTTTACCTTCCCCGCTATAAATACCATAACCCCCCATACCCATTCTCATAATAATTTCAGGAAGCGAGTTACCACTTAATACTCGCATAGGGTCTGGATTACCGTGTGCGGCCATTCCGGGGTTGTTGTATGGATTAAACTCCATACTTCCACCCTGAACACCTACTTGAAAAGTATTTGCCGGACCTTGATACCCTTGAGGAACTAAATTTCGTTGAACATTTAGATCGGGTTGAGTCGTAACGACATAACCTTCGCCACCAGCCCCTGTTGAATCAGAATAGCTATCCGGGGCTGCGTAATTAGATGAGAAAGTAGACATTCCGAAGCTGCCTTGGCCCCGAGGTGTCCAAACCCCTGCGTTCTCTTGCGCCCCTGTTCTTGGAGAACCAAAACCTAACTGAGCTGCGATAGCATCTTTATCACCTCGAAGTGCAATTCCCGCATAAATATCTGGATTAATACCCGATTCTTCTAATCGAGTATACAGGTTTTCCATAGTTAGTCGATTCTCAGCTCTTAGTTCCATAGTTGCTTGTAGAGCTTTTTGTGCGTCTATGTATTCTTGAGAATCTTGAAAAATTTGGTCTAATGCTGTTACCGTAGCCCCAGTTTCTGGGTCTATTGCTGTTTCAAATAAAAATTCAAAACCTTCGGGAGGAGGATACATTAAAGGATCGTTTAATGTGTTTTGGTAATCAGCTTCTGTAATCCCTAAGTAACCCCAGAGTTGATCAGTACTAGTTACATCTCCGTTATAGATTGCAAGATTTAAATTAGCAATAGACGCATCATTTAACGCAGTATTTAATTGTTGTTCAAAAGCAGCGGCACTTGGGCCAGTCGCATTTGCAGAAACTTGCATAAGTCTATCGACTTCAGCTTGTGCCGCATCAGCTCTTTCTTGTGGGTTAAGGCTTCCATAAATTCTTTCGAATTCTTGACGTTGCAATGTTTGTTCTAAAACACCTTGACCAATATACATAACCATAGCAACAGGGCTTTGCATAGAAACCCATAACCGATAGGCTTGTTTTGTAGCTTCAGGTGCAGAGGACCAATTATCTAAAAGGTTGCGTACCCACTGTGGAATAGTCACTAGCCACGGCTCCTTCGCAATTCAGCGTTTCTTGCTTCCGCTTGAGCTAGGGCCGAGTTTACCGAGCCACCGTCAGCCAGTTCAATACCGAAAATATCTCTAACTTTTTCAGGAGAAGCTTCTTTAATTACTCGGACACCTCTGTCATACGGGTCTTCTTGCCTCATCCCACCAATCTCAGTACTAGGGTTTAATGCTAAAAGTCCAAGAACTTTAGCAAATTCCCGTTGGCTCATTTGTTTATCTTTCATTGCAACTAATTCTGCTGTTTTAGCTGGATCAGATAAAACTTCTAACAAGTAACGTTGAGTTTGGTTCCCTAGCAAACTAACAGTGGCTCCAGCTCTACGACCAGCTTGTGTTAACGGTGGAATAATAAACCTCATAACAGTTTTAATTCCCGTCTGAGCTTCATCCCCTAAAGAAAGAACAGAATCAGCGCCTCCTAAAAGTCCTTTTTTATATTGTCTATCCCGTATTCTTCTAACTTCTCGTTCTAATATCTGTAAGTTTCTAGCGTAATCTTTAGCCATGTCTTTACCGAGTAGCAAACTAAACTCATCGGTAAGCTCTTTAGTTGCTTGTTTACCCCCACCTTTCCCGCTTACGAGATTTAACAAAGCCCCGGCATTAAAGGCGTCTGGTTGAAAAATAGTTTGACCGGGGAAAAATTCACCGTAGTCCACCCCTTGCATCGCTCTTCGAAGATAGTCAGAAAAAACACCTTGTAAAGATTCTCTAAGCTCAGGGTACTCGTCTGCAAGGTCAGATAACCTTTGCATCTCGTCAAGAACACCTTGTTCTTCTAAATTAGATTTGTCTGCTTTTAAATACCTTGAAACTATCTCAAAAGGTTTTGCTTCAAAGTTTTGAAGTTCTTTATATAACCTAGAAGCCCTTGCTTCTCCTGCTTTTATATCAGCTTCAGCCGCTTTAGAGAAATTTGCGAAAGATTTAAACCTAACAATATCTTCTTCAGGGAAAATCTCTGCAAGTTGATCGCCGTTATTGTTTAAAAATTCTCTAAACTTTTTATTTTGTTGAGCAACGGTAAACTCAGGAGGATCTCCTCCTTGAATTTCTTTTCGTAAATATTGAAGTACGGACGCTCTAACTTCTTCCTCTCTAAACCCCGGAGTTCCTTCTTCTAAGTCGCGGGTTCTAAGCATAGAGAATAATTTTCGAGCATTGGCTGGGGAACCTCCGAGCATTTTACCAGCTACTTCTTGATAATTTTCAGAATTAATTATGCTAAGTAAATACTTACCGTCAATAACTTCGTCTCTAACAGCGGCTGAGTTAGCTAACGCAGTGGTTAACTTATTTTTAAGCTCAGGGTTGTTTCTAGTTAAGGCAGTAATTGCTTCATCAAAACCAAGTTTTAATTCTGAAGCATATTCTCGCAAAGCGGCGTTAGGACTACTTTCTAAACTTTGCACATTAACTCGGGCGTTAACTAAATCTTCTAAGGTAAATTGAGGTCTAGCGATAAATTGCCCCAGTTCATTTCTTTCACGGACACCTAACAAGTTTTTTATAATACTTTGCCCATCGCGCATAGGGATTAAGTCTCGAAGAACTCCAGAGGCTTCTGCTTCTTCCATGCTTTTAATCGGAGCGTTTTTACCGGATAAAAACTTTTGAACCGTTGGACCAATGTATTTATCTAAACTAGTCGTAGTTAAGTTTTGTGCTTCTTCTGAAGCTAAAACACCTGTTAACTGATCTTGAGCATCTCTAAATGCCGCATCTCTTTGTAAAAATAAAACAGCTCGTGAATCAGGAAACACTGTGGACGTTGGTAATTGTTCTGCAACAGTTTCTGCAACTTCAGTTACAGCTTGTCCTTCCCCTAAAACAGAAGCGGGAGTCATTTCAGCTAAAGATGCTTTTTCAGCAGCTAATGCTGCTTCTTTTTGTTGTCTTGCAATCGCTTCAAAATGTTCTTTAAACTGCCTGTACGACGGCATGTTTTTACGGTTTGCTCCAGAGTTATTAAGCATACTTTCATAGAAATTTTGAAGTGTACTTCCTCGCTCTAAAAGCATTTGTTCTATTGCAATTTTAGAATCCGTTCTCTCGCTTAAACCTCTTAGTAGATCAGCTTCAAGTTGTTGTAAAATTTCATCATCAGTTAATTCACCAAGAGTTTTTAATTTAGAATATTCTCGACCCGTAGCTTGAGCGAATGGTTCTAAAACTTTATCTATTTCTGCACGACTATACTGAGCTGTATCAGGTTTTTCTGTTCTTTGACGTAATTGTTCTACTCTAAGCTGTATTCTTTGAACCACTTCGTCAGGGATGTTTTTACCAACAAGTCTGCGGTATACATTTTGCATACTTCGCATAACTATCTCACCACCAACACCTCCCGCTGCGGCCATTGCACCAACAAGTCCTGCATCTTCGGCCATTCGATCAGCTGTAAGTGTTGGATGGATGCCCTCAGCTCTAGCGTATGATAGTTGTGCAAACCGAGCTAAACCAACAGGAATACCTATCACTGCAGCACCTACTGCTACGTTTCGCAGCCCTTTAACAGCTTTCGTTCCTAGTGTTGTTTCTTTTAATGCTTCAAGAGCTGCTTCAGGACCGCGTTTAGCTAATTCTTTTTGAACTTCTTTATTGCCTTTTCTTATTAAACCACCAATACCTAGAGCAGCACCCCCTGCAAACAGTTCGGGCATCAAGTCACGGAACATTGTTTCTGTAAAACCATCGAGCATCGGGCCTTTAAGAGCTTCAGGCATTGTTCTAAAAGTTTCATCTGCAGAAGAAAAAAGCCCGGAGCCTATACTGGCTTTCCAAGGAACAAGTTGGCCGTTAGTTTTTGGACTTCGAACTAACAAACCACGGGTCACGTCCCTAGGGTCAATGTAAGAAAACTCTGCGTCAGGATCTTCGTCCTTAACTAGCTCATAGGCTTCCTCTTTAGTTGGGTAAGTTAAACTAACTAGACCTTTCATTAAAGAAGGGGAGTTTATGTTCGGAAACGCATGAAAGCCTTGTTCTCCGAAGTACCTATCGGAGGCATCTAAATTCTGCATTGTGTAATAGTCGGTTGTAATATCCCCACCTCGTTGAAGAACTATTTTTTCTTCCGGAGTAAGTGGGCGAACAGGTTCACCTTCCATTTCTTTTCGTCGTTGTTCAAGAAGCTCAACGTCATCTGTTAATAAAGGCGGTCCCATACCTCTTCGATAACTTGTTAATGGGCGAACCATTGTTTCACCAACAGGAGTACTTTCTATTCTTTGTGGAGGAGATTCCGGGGTAGTTTCCTGTACGGTATATTGGTTAGCGTACTCGTTTAGTTCACGAAGTCTCTGTATTCCTCCGTATTTTTCAAACTCTCTTTGTGCAAGTTGTTGGATAGCTGGTTGCATAATACCAGTATCTTTAACAAGGTCGTTTATAACTAACGGATCACCATTTATAAGTTGATTTAGAAAATGCATTTCAGAAAACGCTTTTTTCTCTAACGGATTTGGGTCAAAAATTTCTCCAAAAGTTGGGTTAGGGTTTTCTTGATCTGGGTCTGTACTAACAGGATCAAATCTACGTGCATATAAATCAGTTTCAAACTGGGAGTAGATATTTGAATCTAACAGCTCATTAGAAGCCATAGTAAACCCTTACAAACTTAAATTAATATTAGCCGCTGGACCTTGTGGGTCTGGAGTCTTAGACTTAGAACTTTGCCCAGCGTAAAAATCTCGAGTACTGTTTATAACGTTTTGAATCACCTCCTGCTGTCCAATATACGTTTCAAAATCTTTAAGAATTAACTCATACGTTCCGTCTTCTTTTTGTTCAAACTTAAAAAACTGAACTCCAGCTGGTCCTACGGCATCCTGAACAGCATCCAATACAGCACTTCGAGCCTCGGCCCCAGTTTCTTCTAACGCGGATTTTAGTAACGAATCCTCTATATTTAATTCTTTCCGAAGATATCTGGAAAACTCATCTGGGTTTTGAACCCAGTTAAACACTGTCGGATTTCCGTCAAAATCTTCAAGAATACCAGAGGTAAACTGATAAAGTTGTTCTTTAACAACTTCCGGGTTTTGAGAACCACCATAACCGACTATTTGTAAGAAATTAGCTAAATCTTTATCGGATAGCGTTCGACCAGTTTGGCCTGCAGTTGCAGCCGCTTGATAAGCTAATCTTAATTGAGCTGCTAAAACTCTTGCCCGAGCAGATGCAACTTGTTGATTACTTGTTCCACCGAATAAATCATCTAGCTTACCTAAAGGCCCTGCATCATATTTATCATTAACACTTCCTCGAAAATCTTCAAAAGTGTTTAAAAATTGTCTTTCTATTGCAGGGTCGTTCGGATTATCCGCATATTTCTTAGCTAGTATATTTAACCTTAATGCTCTTGCTCGCTCCTGAGCATTATATATATCGTCGCCATCGTCATTTTTAGAATTAAAAACTGAAGAAATTTTTTGATTTCCAAAAAACGCTTCCATACCTTTAAGATTAGCTTCGACGGTATCTAATGCCGCAGGGATAGCCCCACCAACTACCGTTAATGCTGTCGGATTCTTTTCTAAAATATCAACAACTTGTCCGATACCCCTAAAAGTTATTGCTGCATTATTAGCTTGGTCAGCTCTTTCAGCCCAAAAGTCTTCTTCGTTTTCATTTTTACCAAGATTAGCCTTTAGTTCGTTAAGCGCATCGCCTTTTGCGATAACCCAATAATTTCCGGGGCCAACTTCTAAATTAGTTCCGTTAGGGCCTTCTCCAATAATAAAAGTGGCTCCACGAGTGCTTCCATCTTCGTTTTGAATTATTGTGCTATAGCCCATTTTTACCCGAGTTTTTCCATCTTGGCTCATGTAATTGTTCCAAACAGGAGTACCACGGGCCTCGGTTCCTGTATTAGACGTCAAGATCGGATTACGATACAGTTGTCCTCTTGGAACAATATTACCGTCCGTCCCTACATCGTACTCAGTTCCTTGGCTAATAACAAAACGATCGCCTTCTACATCAATACCATTTCGACTAACTTGTGCCCCCGTGTTTGGGTCTAATCCAAAAAACTTAACTTGTTTTTGGTCGCCAAGGTATGCCTTCGAACGTTCTCGAACCATCGCGGCCCGTTGTTCCCTAAGTTTTTCCTCAGCTTTTTGAAGATTACTAGCCTTTGTCGTTTCTGCAGTTGCTTGAGCCGTTTGCCGTCTACCGTACAAATCTCCGAACGTTTCAACTCCTTTAGCTGTTTTTAAAGCAGCAGCAGGAGCAAGGCTTAATCCTTTTTCTAATAACGTTTTAATACCTGACGGACGAGTTTGTGCAGGACGCGCTCTTGAATACTCTGGAATAGCTTCTGCTTGAACACTAGCATCAACGAAGGCTTTAGTTTCAACAGGACCAAGGCCCATTTGCCTAGCCCGAGCTTCAAAATCTGCTCGTGTTGCTCCGGGAACAGGACCACTAACTTCTACATCTTCAAAATATTTATCGACACCGGGAATTTTACCGATTAAAGAAGTTAAACCTTTACCAATTAATTCACCACCACCGGCCCCTAAAGCAAGGGCTAACAACATATCTCGACGTTCGTCTTTTTCTTGTTGACGATCCCGGTATGGAATATCCCTAGTCCGGACATTTTGTCGTGCCACAGGTTGAACCTTAATTTCAGGAACTAAACTTTGAGGTTGACTAAAGGTAGGTGCAGGTGCAAATTGAAGGGCCATTTAGCTCTCCCGTAATGTTTTTAACATTTCAGCAATACTACTCATGCGTTGAGCAGTTTTAGTAGGAACTTCACCCCCCGCCTGCATTTTAGGAACTTTTCCTCCATACGCCATCCCAGTTCCTCCAGTAGTCGTATAGTTCGTTCCAGTTCCTCCAGTAACTGAGTTACCTGTACCACCAGCATACGGCAGCATGTATGGGTTATACCCAGAACCTCCGTACTGTCCAAATGCGGGAGGTTCTCCTACACCTGAATAACCAACTCCACCAGCCAACGGTCCAAGGCTCCCGAGGAAGTTACCATACTGTCCGAAGATTTGTCCGGGTAAGTTATACTGACCAACAAAATTTTGATAATCGAGGTCGAGTCCTGCTTGACCCATTCCTCGTTGTAACCCACCGATACCCATCATTAGATTAATGTCTTCGCGAGCCATTCCGGGTATTTGAGAACCAAGGCCCCCGTAAGTTTGTCCAGCAGCACCATACTGTCCCGCCATTTGATTAGCTAATCCTGCAATACCTTGACCAGTTTGGTAACGAGCTTGTTGTTGACGAGCAAATTCGTTCGCAGCCCTATCTTGTGCTTGTTGATAACCTTGAGAACGTACCCCTGCTAAAGCTCCTACGGCTTGATCAGTCATGGATCGCTGTAATTCTTCTTGAGAAATACGCCCCCGAGAACCACCGAAAGCTCCTTGGCTTACTTGGTTCGAAGCTAAACCTTGTGATTGTAGTGCAGTGCTTTTAGAAAGATCTTCTAATATTTTGTTAGTAACCGCATCTGTATATGGATCTTCGTATGCAGTATAAGAACTAGGGTCAAACTGAGCTTGTCCTGTTTCACGGAACAGTCTAGCCGCTTCTTCGGCTCCTTGTTGGGTGACGTTTATACCCTGCTCAGTTAACTGACGTTGTCTATCGAAATAAGGCTGATACTGACCAACAGCTTGATCAGCTAACTCCATTGCATATTCTTCACGGGGCGCAAATCCAGCAATTCGCTCACCTGTATAGGTGTAGGGGCTACTGTCTGCTCCCCCCATGTTTTGTAACTGGTTTGTGTAATAGCTTTGCAGCATCGGAAAGAATCCCGGCGCTCCGCTAGTACCGTAAAGCATGTTTAATATCCCTTCTGCGGGATACTGATAGCTATATGTAGATTCTTGTTCTGCCATGGTCTTATCCGAAGTTTATTCTATCTAATGCAGCGATCCCTTTAGCGTGGTCGCCGTTCCCTAACCGCGTTACTGCGTCTGCCGATACAACATACTCATCATCGCTCGCCCAAATCGGTACGAGGTCTTCTTTAGGCCCTCCGGGGCCGGTTATTTCCCCTCCACCTAGGTATAGGTCGCGCCCTAAAAGCGATCCTCCGTCCTTAAAACCGCTTCCCGAGATCGGATTAACGTTAATCCCGATAGGCTGGGCCGATTTTTTGCGAGTATTAGACATAGCGTACTGGGTCGGTTCAAATTTATAGGCGTTTTGAACACCCATACCTACCCCCATTGTTAAAAGTTTTGGCAAAATAGCCTTTAACGCATTAGATAAACCCTCACTGATTCTAGCCCCTATTGTAGGTTCTTCTGTCTCTTCAACAACAGTAGCCGTTGTCGAAGACGGAATCGCCGTACTTATCGGACTGTTTACAGCTTCCGGTGCGTTAGCTACCGCTGCTTCCGCTTGGTTAACAGAGGATTCTTCTTGTGAGTTAAATACACCTTCAAGCATTTCATAAGTTCTAGGGTTTAATGCTTTAGAAAAATCTCTAAATAAACTTTCGCCATCGGCTGCGTTTGGATCAATGTTTTTAACATAGTCGTAAATACCTGAGAAAAACCCGCCACCGTCCTGTCTATACTCAGGTTGTTGGTCCATTAGCGAATCAACCGAGGCCCGATAAGCCTCGTTTCGAGCTTCACGGTTAGCTATCCCACTAACCCCTACGCTAGAGGCAGGTCTACCGTATTTAGAAGTGATCAACTGAGAAATGTTTGGTCGATTAATCATTTAGCATTTCCATCGCTTTCGAGCTTGTCTAAGTCTAGAGTTTGGATCTTTAGCAGCTTTAGGAAACTTTTTCATTTGTCCAGCTGATCTAGCGCAATATGATTTCTTGCGAGCAGCACGTTTACCAGTAGGGTTCTTTTCAGTAACGGCTGTTTGTAGTTTACTACCGGGATTCTTTTTTCGATACTCCTTAACGCCTTTTTCCGTCATCCCCGCACCTTTCTTAGTGGGGCGATAATTAGCGCCTTTTCCCTTCGTAGTTCTTTTAATTGGTTTTTCAGCTGTTCTAGGCATTACCCAACCTCTACCGTAAGTGATCCATCAATAATTATTTGAACGTTTCCTATCTCACCTTGTGCTTGTAATCCTTTATTAGGTTCCGGGGTGGTTATATTTACCCATTTATAACCATCCCACATTTGTAATACATTTTCTGTTAAATTCCAAATTACGTCCCCTGCTGTAAATTTAAACAAATCCCTATTTGGTGAAGTAAATGCTGGAGTGTTAACTGGATTAAATGCATTTAAATTTATCTCTAATAACCGAATCGCCCTGTTATATACATTTGTTGGAACCGAAGGCCCAACGTAAGAATAAGGTAAACGACCTTGTAATAGTCGTCCAATCGTCATTACCGTTTACCATTAGCTAATAAGTCAAGCCTAGTTGCACCAACTCTAAAAGCTAACCCTAATTGATCATCAGTACTTCCATCATCGTCTGATTCAAATCGTACTACAGCTTGCCTACCCCTAGCTCTCATATCAATCTTGGTAGTAGAACTATCAAAAGAGGTTGTTTGGTCAGACGTTAAACTTTGACCGGGATAGTTTCTTGTTTTTAAGACAACATTTAGTTTAGGTGTTGCCGTAGTAGAATTTTGAAACTTAATATCGGGTATAAACTTTCTAATAAATTGAAAATCATTACCGTCCCCTAAATCGAAATCTCCCGACTGGATAAACACATTTTGCATTGGTTGACCGTCAGCGTCTGTACCTACTTCATGGTTATATAAATAAGAAGTTCCGTTATTTTTTCCAGCAGCAATCGGGTTATCAAAAATACCCTCATCCATCCAAGCTGTCCGAGATAACTGACCTATCGCCCATGTTTGATCAATATAGTTATAAGTAACGTATCGGTCTATTACGGTTTCTGTTCCACTACAGTAAAACCACCCTACTTCGTTAAATTCTTTGTTTAAAGTGGCGAAACATTGATAGGCTTGGAATTCATTTAAATCATTAAAAATATAGTCGTGGACTAAACACGGAACTGCTTGTACTCCTCCGGAATAATTGTAAAAACCTTTACGATCCATCCAAAAAATCCCCGCAGGAGTATTAATCGCTGCATTAGGTCCAATAAGACTAACACCCTCGTTAATTAGGTTTAATCCGAAAGTTAAAGGTGGCCCGATAAACTGAAGGCTATATAAAGCTGCATCCGTCCAAATTAATGTTTCTTGTCTAGCTCGTAAGCCCCCTATAATCTCAGAACCAGCAGAACACCGTAAAGAGCCTGCGGTATTTGTAGCCGTAGGCTCCCAATCAAGGATATTTTCTTGGTCAGAAAACGCAATTAATAAGGGGTCAATAACAGAAGTTCTACCAGTATCAGAAATAGGATCAGCCCCTAAAACAATAACATGGCGATCAACGTCAGAAACTAAAACTTGAAGCCCAACGGTCGGAGCAAGGTTTGATCCGGATAAAGAACTTATAGCTACAGCTGGGTTATTTAAAGTGGTTGTTTTGTCCCAATAATAAATACCCCCGGCCCTAGGACAAGCAATTAAATCTTCTCCAAAATTATCTAATGACCAAAGTCTTAGCTGATTAGAAGCAGAAAGCGCACTAGTAGATCCCCAAGTGCCGCTACCCCAAGTACCAGCTCCCCAGCCAGAACCAGCTACGAAAACATCGAGACCCACGTTTATTTGAAAGACAGCAACGGTCGAGGCTCCTCCATTACCCGTATCGCTTGCATTTGCAGTAACAGTGTCTCCGTTAGTATCTTTCGCAGTAATTAAAAAAGTATTAGTTGTTGGTACTTGATCGATCTGATATTCTTGGTTAAGTACCCCTGCGGTAATGTTTCCTCCTAAAGTTACAGCATCAGAAAAAGTAACAAAATCTCCTGCATTTGCCCCGTGACTGGATACCGTAACAGTAATAGAAGAAGAGCCGTTAGTAGCTGCAAACGTTGCGCCTCCTGCAGCCGTAGTTTTACGGATAGGAGTTATGTCATTATAGTTTGCGCCTTCTTGGATATATAATTTATAAGTAGTTCCTAACGCCAACAGCTTAGTGCCGTCTAAATTTACCCAAGGGTGTAAAGCTCGACCGCTTCCTAAATAGGACTGTGTTAGATATTTTTCCCAACCACCAATCTTTTCAGCAAACCCCATACGAAATCGAACAAGATTACCGTCGAACCAGCCTCCCTCAGCAGTTAAACTAGTCCCTTCTTTATTAATTCCCGGCCTAAACAGAAATTGTTGTAGCGCCATAACTACCTCTTCTGATATTCTCCAGAACTAATCATCTGGCAGATTTCTAACGACCGATCACCCACTTGTTCAGCCCAGCGACTTCGATAAAACTCTTGCCCCGCCTCTTCGTAGTCACCCTATCTAGCTTTGAGAACCACTCGTATTCAATCGTTAACTCTTCACGACAACGTTTTATGTCGTTATTCAACAAATAATCTATTTCGTCCTCAGAAAGACCAAGGCCAGATTCTGATATGTTTCTGCCAACACCAATAGTTTCGTAACCCGCAGAGCACATATAGACCTTATCTCTAACGCCTTCGTGCCGCTTTAACATATTTACTAGTCTATTCATTATTCGTGCTTGTGTGATGCGCCATAGTAGAAACTGATAATAGATGAGACGATACCGCCCAAATACCCAAGAACAAGATTAACAATCCCATCGTCATT